CACAAACCCTACTTACCAATTCTCTGTACTTGTAAATAACTTGACCCCAATCGGTCAGGGTGGCGTAGCCGAGGTTGCTACCTCATCTATCACATTTACAGTAAACTCCGCAATCACAGTGTCATCATCGGCACCATTTTAATTAAGGAGTAACAATGGCAAAGCTAAAGATAACAAGGGCTAATGGTGAAGTATCAGAGCATAAGATAACACCAGGTGTCGAGTACGCTTTCGAGTTGAAGTATGGATCAGGTATTAGCAAAGTCTTGCGTGAGCACGAAAGGCAAACCGAGATATTTTGGTTGGCTTATGAATGCTTACGCAGGGCTGGCGCTCAGATACCTTTGTGGGGAATTGAGTTTATTGACAGCTTAGACACTGTCGAGGTATTAGACGACGAAAAAAAATAATCCAGCGGGATTCGATCCTTTACAGCATCGCACAGTTAAGCGTAGAGACTGGGATACCGCCTAGAGAGTTTATTGATATGGATAGCGAAATGTATGCCGCAATTATACAGGTGCTAACCGACAGAGCTAAGGAGATCCGAAATGCCAGTCGTAGTAAACGGCGTTAAGCAACTCCAGAAGGCTATGAGAGAAGTAGAGCCAGAGCTTAATAAGCAAATGGCTAAAGATATTAAAACAGCGATGCTTATTGTTCGAGATACTGCACGTAGTTATCTGCCTCAACAAAGTGAAGTATTAAGTGGTTGGGGCAAAGGCACTGCATCAATAGACACAATTAGAGACCCTAAAAAATTATTCCCACCTTACGATTATGCACAAGCTAGAACTAAAATTGCATACTCAGCGGGACAAAACAAGCGCAGTAATAAAGGCTTTAGGGCTGCATTTTATGTATACAACAATTCCCGATCTGGCGCTATTTTTGAAACCGCAGGCCGTTTAAATAAGCCAAGAGGTAACAGATCGCTAAACCCTAACGCTCCAGCACAATTTAATGCTGCTGCTGAGATGCTATCAAGTATGAAGGGCCAGGGTATGCAACGAGGCCGATTGATTTACAGAGCGTGGTTTGAGAAATCTAACAAAGTTATACCCGCCGTGGTATCTGCCATAAACACAGTTGCAACAGACTTTAATAAAAAAACACAACTACGTAAGGCAGCATAGTGGCTAATTTAATTGTCAGCGCAGTCAGCACCTTTGATAATAAGGGATTAAAAAAAGGCAAAAAAGAAATAACAGCTTTTGAGCAAACAGTTAATAAATTAGGTAAAACCTTTGCCAGTGTTTTTGCAGCTCAGAAATTATTAGCATTTAGCAAGAATGCCGTCAAAGCATTTATGGCCGATGAAAAAGCCGCTAAATCCTTAGAATTACAACTTAGAAATACTGGGTTTGCATTCAGCGCACCTGGTGTCGAGAATTACATATCTAGTCTACAGTCATTATATGGCGTGCTTGATGATGATTTAAGGCCAGCATTCCAGCAACTACTCACAGTTACAGGATCAATTACTAAAAGCCAAGAAGCATTAAACATTGCATTAAATGTAAGTGCTGCCACTGGTCGATCTTTAAGAGAAGTAAGCACGGCTTTAACACGTGCCTATTCAGGCAACACGGCAGGACTTAGCAGGTTAGGCGCAGGCATAAGCAAGGCCACGCTAAAGACTGGCGATATGGACAAGATTATGGGCGAACTTAATAAAAAGTTTGCAGGCCAAGCAGCGGGCAGATTAGATACTTATGCGGGCAAGATGGGCTTGCTTACAGTCGCAGCCGAAGATGCTAGAGAAACTATTGGCAAAGGCTTACTAGATGCGCTGTCATTATTAGGCAAAGACACCAGCATTAGCAGTGCTACAAAATTAATGGATGATTTTGCTACTAGCACAGCAGATGCAGTAGTAGGCATTGCTGTCCTAGTTAACGAGTTAAAAAAACTAGGCAATACCAAAGTCGGTGGCGTTTTATTTGATGTTAAGAATATCCCAGTACTAGGCGCTTACCTTGCAGGATTCTCAGAGATAGGCGCAGCGCAAAGAGCCCAGACTGCACCATCTAATCGAGAAGGCAGATCAGCTAGCCGTATTTACTTAGATCAATTACGCAAAGAATCTAAAGCCCTACAAGCTGCAACTACCTTACGTAAACAAGAAAATGCACAACTAAAGGCAAAGACCGAGGTTGACAAACTATCTGAGAAGTTTGACTTAGAGCGCATAGGCTTAATGAAGGCGCTGGGCGAGGCTACCGATGCTGAAACTAAATTACGCATCCAGTCTAAGTTAGCAATCCTAGACAATAATGAGGCTTTGGCTAAGAAATACAATGCAGAATTAAACGCTAAGACAGCTGCTGATCTATTGGCCGATAGTGCTAACAATGCTGCCGGCGCCCTTAATACTTTGCCTAATAAATACGATCAAATTTTTACCAGTTTAGTTGGTCAATTTAAATCGATGGGAATTGAAGCAGGCGCAGCAGCAGGCTTGGCTGCCTCATCTGCAAGATTACAGGCACAGGCTGATGCATTCTTTGCGCAAGCAGGTCAATATGCCGTGCCAGGTGGTATGCCATCTAGTGCGACTACAGCTGCCGCAGCAGCAGCACCAACAGTAGTACCACAAGTTACAGTCAACACAGGCGCAGTATTAACTAGCGAGCAAGACCTAAGCGTTTACATACAAAATGCTTTAGGTAACATTACTAAACTAGGTAATGGAGCGTTAGTACCTGCTGGCTCGATTGCTTTCCAATGACAGTACCAGTAGTTAACGCTTATATTAATTTCTCTACTGGGCCAGCCTTTGCCCAGGCTATGATATTAGATACTGGCATATTAGACGTAAACATATTAGAAGATTCGGCAGCCATTATTGTTGACGTGTCAAATCAAATTAACTTTATACAAACGACCAGAGGACGTAATCCTTTATTCGATCAATTCCAAACAGGCCAGTTAACCTTACGCATCGTAGATCAGAATGGCGATTTTAACCCAACCAACCCACTAAGTCCTTACGCTCCCGACTTAACACCTATGAAGAAAGTGCAGATTACTGCAACCTATGGCGCTACCACTTATCCTATATTTTCAGGCTTTATTACAAGTTATGTTAATACTCAACCTAAAGATGCTACAGAAGTGGCCTATACAACCATACAAGCTGTAGATGCATCTAGGTTAGCCAATAACGCACAAATAACTACTGTGGCAGGTGCTACTGCTGGCGACTTATCAGGCACAAGAATTAACCAGATATTAGATCAAATTGACTGGCCAGCAACTATGCGTGATATTGATGCAGGTCTAACTACACTACAAAATGATCCAGGCACATTACGCACTTCACTAGGCGCTTTGCAGACTGTAGCCCAATCAGAGTATGGGGCATTTTATGTTGATGCTAATGGAGAGTTTGTATTTCAAGATAGATCTGTAACTGCTGGATCAATCGGTGGCACAGTCACCACCTTTAATGACAATGGCACAGGCATTCCATACGCTAACGCTAATTGGAAATTGGATGACACCCTCGTTTTTAACTCATCCACTGTTACAAGGGCTGGCGGCTCGCCACAGACTGCTATTAACCAGCCCTCAATCGATAAATATTTTATCCATAGTTACCAGATCCAAGACCTGCTAATGCAGACCGATGCCGTAGCCCTAGATTACGCCCAGGCTTATACAGCCAGCCGTGCTGAGACCAGCGTGCGATGCGATTCCATAGAGCTAGACCTATACACAAACAATTACAACGCAGGCATAATTGCAGCCCTAGAGCTTGACTTCTTTGATCCGATCAGGGTAGTTACTACCCAGCCAGGTGGATCTACCCTAGACAAGACTTTGCAGATATTTGGCGTGCAAAACGTCATTACACCCAACAGCTTTAGAGTGGTCTTCACGACTTTAGAACCCGTGCTGGATTCTCTAATTTTAAATAACAATATCTACGGCACTTTAGACTATAATGTGCTCAGTTACTAAGGAGTAAAAATGGCAGCAGGATTAGGATTTAAGGACTTTACAACAGGCGAGGTATTAACCGCTGCCGATGTTGATGGCTACTTAATGCAAGGTGTCTGGGTGTTTGCCAGCGCAGCAGCTAGAGATGCAGCTGTAACATCACCACAAGAAGGCAATTTTGCATATCTTAAAGATACAAACGTAACCACTTATTACACAGGTAGTGCTTGGGCAAACCTAGATACAACAGGTATGACAAACCCAATGACTACTACTGGCGACATTATTTATTCTTCAAGCGGATCAACACCAGCACGTCTTGGTATTGGCACAGCAGGTCAAGTCCTCAAAGTTAATTCAGGTGCAACTGCTCCTGAGTGGGGTGCTGCTGCTGGTGCATCAGGTTTAACATTAGTCAAACAACAAACAATAGGTTCAAGCGTTACAACAGTTACAGTAAGTGATGCATTTACATCCTCCTATGATAATTACAGAATTTTAATAAGCGGTGGATCTGGTGCAAATACTGGTTCAATAACTATGCAATTAGGCGCAACTTCAACAGGTTATTATCTTGCAGGATTTTACCAATCGTTTAGCGCAACACCTACATTAAATGCTTATGGCTTCACAAATGGCAGTTCTTTTAATGTTGGTTATATGAGTGCAAATGGTATTGGTTCGATGATTGATATGAATAATCCAAACGATGCTGATGAAACAATTTTTAGCGTAAAACAAATTACTTTAGCAACAAGTGGATCTTTGGCTTTTTATCAAGGTTATTTGAACAACACTACTTCTTATACAGCATTTACGTTAACATTTGAATATGCTCAAACAGGTGGCGAAATCCGTGTTTATGGTTATCAGAATAGTTAAGGGGTAAAAAATGACATACAAAGTGCAAATTGATGATTTAATAAGAGATGCAAACGCTGACGAAATTGCTGCTATTGAATCACAAAAAGCAGAATTAGCAGCGCAGAGAGCCGAAGCCGAAGCAAAGGCGGAAGCCAAAGCATCAGCACAGGCAAAACTTGCAGCGCTTGGCTTAACTGTTGAGGATTTGACAGCTCTAGGTTTGTAATGCAACCCAAACTATGTGCAGCTGGTGTGCAGTTAAGAGATCAAGTTGATACGTGGTTTCCAGATAGGCGTACTGCCAGTGATGGGTGGGTGGGCGATAGCCGTCACTCCGCCAGAAAATCGGATCATAATCCAGACGCCAATGGATGGGTCAGAGCAATTGATATTGATTCTGGCTTGGGTTCACCCGAAGGGATCAGCGCTTATTTGGCTGACCAAATCAGAGTCGCTGGTAAAACCGATAAACGCATATCTTACGTCATCCACAATGGGAGAATATGCTCGAAGATATTAAATTGGAAGTGGCGTAAGTACAACGGAATTAATCCACATACTAAACACATCCACATTAGCTTTACAAAGTTAGGCGACAAAGATAGCAAGGCGTTTGATATACCACTAATAGGGGGAAAAATTGGCTGATTCATATAATATACAAATAGATCAAGGCGCAACTTACACTTTAGCTTTAAGCTATAAAGACAGTGCGGGAGCGCCAATTAACCTTACTAACTACACAGCTGCTATGCAGTTAAGAAAAACAGTCGGTTCGGCAACTGCTAGTTTATCTTTGACTTCTTCTTCCGGCATTGTAATTACAGGTGCAACAGGGTTGTTAAACATAACTATTACAGCCACACAGTCCAGAGATTTAGTTCCAGATATTTACGTATATGACTTAGAGATTACATCGAGTGCAGGCGTTGTTACACGCTTAATTGAAGGATCTGCAGTTGTGTCAGCTGAGGTAACTCGATGAGTGATAACACCTTAACAGTCACTGAGGTAGTCAATTCTGTAACAGTTACTCCTGTCAATAATACAGTTACTGTTTCAGACGTAGGTGTGCAAGGGCCTGCAGGTGCTACTGGAGCAACAGGCGCAACAGGCGCACAAGGCTCATCTGGCGTAGTCACAGTCAATGCTCCACTTACCAACGCTGGAACTTCTAGTGCTGCCGATCTTTCAATTTCGGCTGGTACTACATCTGCTGTTGGGGTACTGCAATTAACAGACTCAACATCTAGCACTAGCACGACAACTGCTGCTACTCCTAATGCGGTAAAGACTGCTTATGATTATGCTGATACTAGGACTTTTTCAATAGTAGTTCCATCTGGCAGTTATCTGCAAACTCCGTCGGGAAGCTATACAAACTTGGGGGCAACTGCAAATAGAAGTAATTATCTTCCAATTTACTTACCAACAAGCACATCCTTTGATCGCATAGCAGTTATGACTAGCTCAACTTTTAGCGGAACTGCAGTAGTAAGAATGGGTATTTATGCTCATAATGCATCTACTGGCAAGCCTTCTACTTTAATTTTAGATGCTGGAACAGTATCTTGCACTGCGTCAACTACAATTTATTCAATAACAATTAGTCAAACCCTGTCGGCTGGTTTTTATTGGGTAGTAATGAACACGCAAACTGCCGCAACTATTAACAACTTTAATGGATCAACGGGATCAACAACAAACTTAACTGTTTTATTGCCGTACAGATCGTTGCCATCTGGTAACTTAACAACAGGATGGGCTCAAAATAGCGTTACAGGAGCGTTCGCTGATGCTGCAAATTTGGTTACTATGGGTTCAGCGCCTTTCACTTGGTTAAGGGTGGCATAAATGAAAATGATTACTTACGGCATAGGCGGCTATGACCCATCCAAGCCAAATAACAATATCGTTGAAGAAATCGACCTACCAGATGAGGAGACAGAATGAAGATGAGTAAGAAACAGAAGACGATACTAAAGTCATACGCACGTGGTGTATTGGTATCATTCTTAACATTCTTAGCAAGTAATGAATTAGGTTTAGACCCAGCGCTGTCTGTAGTAATTGCAGCACTCGCAGGGCCAGCAGCTAGGGCTTTAGATAAATCCGATATTGCCTATGGCATCGGTGCCGATGAAAAATGAGTCCTACAGAATGGGCTGGCTTTGGCGCTGGCGTTATGGCCGTGCTATCAGGCGGTCTAATAGGATTACGTTTTTTAGTTAAAGGCTGGCTTAATGAGTTGCGCCCGAATGGTGGCTCTAGTATGAAGGATCAATTAACACGGCTAGAGAAGCGTGTCGATGATCTCTTTATCTTAATTAGTAAGTCATAATTTTAATATGGCAACCACACGTAAACGCAAAAAGATAAATAGGCGCAGGGTGCGTAGAACACCTGACCCATTATCTAAGCTAGAAGTGTTTTATATTGCCAAGCACGAAATGTATAAAGCTGCACGCAAGGCTGGTTTTAGTGAGTCTGTTGCGTTGTATCTAATGGATAGCCCAGAGTCTATGCCCGATTGGGTAGTAGGCGATAAGGGCATTATCCCAGTTATTCCAACTCCTAGTGAGGAAGAAGATTAAGCGCTACTTAGTTATCAGTGATTTACAGGTGCCCTTCCATCACGAAGCAGCTGTAAAAAATGTTATCAAGTTAGCAAGGCGGGAGAAGTTTGATTCAGTATTGGTGGTCGGGGATGAAATTGATTTTAATACAATTAGCAAGTGGGCTGAGGGCACACCTTTGGCTTATCGGCAAACCATTCACGATGATCGGGAACTTACTAAGTCGATACTGTGGGATCTCAGTGA